ATATTGTCACGTGTATTTTGCAATATATGGTCAACGCGAAATAAATGACAATATATTGCAAAATACACGTGACTTTTCCTGGCTTTTTGGTAATATTAATAAAAGATAATTATCATGGCTAAAAAAATTGTTATATCCAGAATAAATTCAATAGGTGTGATGCGTCAAGCCACACCTAATAGAAAAGTCATTGATAAAATTAGTGATCGCGCATTAAAAAAAGTTTATTGCTCTATTGATAACGATAGTGTAACAACTTATGTCCAGAAAAAAGAATGGGTTATTAGTTTAAGCGATTACTTATTTCCACCTTATGTGGAATGTGAATATGTAATGTAATATGTCAGAAAAATTAACAGTATTTCAAAAATTAGGTCGAGTACTTGGGGCACAAAGCTCTGAGCCAGCTTATATTATCGACCCAAAATCATTTGCGAATTTAGATGCAAAAGATCTTGAACAAAAAAAATTAGAGGCGCAACAAACTTATTTTCTACAAAATCAGTGGAAAAAAATTGATAATGAATTATACCAAAAGGCGGTTTATTATGAACCGACAAGGATGGCTTCATATTTTGATTATGAGGCTATGGAATATACCCCAGAGATTGCAGCAGCTTTAGATATATTTGCTGATGAAGCAACAACCGCAAATGAAAATGGAAAAATATTAAGTATATATTCTGATAGTACAAGAATTAAAAATGAACTTACAGAATTATTTGAAAATTCATTAGACATAAACACAAACTTAACAGCTTGGGCTAGAAATTTATGTAAGTATGGTGATAATTTTGTATATAACAAAATAGTTCCAAAAAAGGGTATTGTTGGTTGTGTTCAATTACCTAATATTGAGATGACCAGAACTGAACCTGGTTTTGTGCCAGTAAGAAATCTAGATCAGTACCAAGAAGAAAATGCAATACAATTTCACTGGAAAGATAAAAACATAGATTTTAATTCTTTTGAAATTTCACACTTTAGATTATTAGGTGATGATAGAAAATTACCTTATGGTACATCGATGCTTGAAAAGGTAAGAAGAATTTGGAAACAATTATTGTTATCTGAGGACGCGATGTTGGTTTATCGTGTAACCAGAGCGCCAGAAAGACGTGTTTACAAAGTTTTTGTTGGTAACATGGATGACAAAGATGTTGATGCTTATGTTGATAAAATTGCAAATAACTTTAAACGCACAAATATAGTAAATTCACAGAATGGTCAACAAGATACTAGGTATAATCCATTGGCGGTTGATCAAGATTATTTTATACCAGTTCGTGACCCAAGTTTAACAATGCCTATTGAGACATTACCTGGCGCTCAGAACTTATCCGAAATTGCGGATATCGAATACATCCAAAAGAAAATGTTAGCGGCTCTAAGAGTACCTAAAGCGTTTTTAGGATTTGATGAGGCAACAGGTGATGGTAAAAATTTAGCTATTTTAGATATTCGTTTTGCTAGAGCTGTACACAGAGTACAAAAAGCTTTAATTCAGGAATTAAATAAAATGGCGATCATTCATTTGTATTTAAAGGGTTACGAAGATGATTTAAACAATTTTACTTTATCACTAACAACACCATCAACACAAGCCGATATATTAAAAGTACAGAACTGGAAAGAAAAAATTCAATTATATCGTGACGCTGTTTCAGATGCTGGTAATGGTTATGGTGCTGTATCGATGACATGGGCTAAAAAAGAAATTTTGGGTATGTCTGAAGATGAAATTAAATTAGATATACAAAGACAAGCTGTTGAAAAAGCTGGTGGTGAAGAGATTAAAATGTTGGCTGAAACAATCAAACAAACTGGTCTCTTCCGTGAAATATATAAAGCCTATAAAATTAACCCAGACAATATGGAAGCTGGTGGCGCAACTGGCGCTGGAACGGAACCAGGAGCTGAGTTATCAGCCGCAATCGGTGGAGGGGGCGGTGGGGGCTCTGAATTGGCAACAGACTTCACAACACCTTTAGAAACCCCAGAAGCTGGTGCTGAAGCTCCAGAAGCTGGTGCTGAAACCCCAGAAACCCCAGAAGCTGGCGCTGAGACCCCCGAGGAAACTTTAGCCGAAAGGACTAAAAGACAAATGGAAAAAAGACGTAGTAGTATAACAGAAAGTATTAATAAAAGTATTTCTGAGATTGATAAGATATTAAAGGATTAATTTTACTGCTTTAAACAATATTTATAAAAAAGAAAAAATATGTTCGGTACAATTAAAGAAAATATTTTGAATAAGCTAGAGCAAACTTATTCGAATGGTGATGAAAATGGATTTAAAAAAGAATTTAATCGCTATATTAGAACAATAAAAGAAAACAAAGACTTAAAAGAGTTCTATGAAGTGTACGATTTATTTAAGCAAGTTAATTTTGATGATGTTGATGTCGCAAAAGAATTTGTTGAGGAATCCATAAAATATTTAAAACAGTATGACGCAAAACAAATTGATAAGTTAATTAACCTGGTTGAAAAAGTTGAAAAAATTAACGAAAATAGTATAGATTTTAAATTAGATCAATTAATCTTTAATGAAAATGTGTCTTTGAAAGAAAAAGCAAAATACAAAGTTGAGATATCAAAGCACATAACAAAAAAACAAGATGAGAAAATTAATTACAAAGATATATTTAGTACCTTACATAACAAAATAACCGAGAATGTTGCAAAATTAAATAGTGAACAAACCAGAGCTCTTGAGTTATTTATTGAAAACGATTCGGAAAAGATCAAAAATTTTTACCATAATTTAATTAATGAAACTGAAACTATTGTTGAGAACAATATAGTTAATAGTGAAAATAGTGATGTTATCAAAAAATTGATTGAGGTTAAAAAAAGACTTAATACTTTAAAAACCGAAACTCCAAATATTGTAGAAATTGAAAAGATTATAGATTTGAAAGAATCTTTTAATTAATTTGTTTTTTCATAATTTTTTTACTATTATTATATTGTTTAACAATAATAAAAAGTAAAAAAGATGAGAAAAAAATGTTTAGTAAATTTGGTAAAGAGAAAAAACTCTTTAAAAATGAGTCCTTTAGAGTAAAATATGGGACTATTGATGCTTTAAAATTAAATGCGATTTATATTAATATTGAATCTTGGGTGCAACCAAAAGAAATAATTAATTTTGAATCAAACATAAGGTTGACAAGAAAAAATATAATATCGGAAGTTAAAAAGAATATTGATTTCGATTTCTTTTTTGAAAATTTCATAGTCGATTTGGATTTAAGATCTTCTGGTATGTCATTAAATAAAAAAAGCTTCATGTTTATCGAAATCACAGTCTACCCCAAAAAATACACAAAATTTAATTCGGAACAAATTAAAAGTCAAATTTTAACAATTTCCAAAGCTGCGATAGAGGCGGTACAAAAAAATAATTTTATATTTTACTCAAAAAAATAATATGGATATAACATCAGAATATTTGGAAGAACTTCAAAACGAAGAAGACAAAGAAAAAATTAATGAAATTTTACCGAAGGTTGAATCATGGGTTACATTAGATAATAAAAGTTTTTTCTTTAGTTTTAAATGTATTGATACAATACCGTCTGGGTTATTTTCTATGACATATAACGAGGGGCAGGGTTTTGGTTTAACAAAAATGGATTATAAAAGTGAGGAATTTTTACATTTACCATCATTACCCCACAAACAAATAATAATTGATTTACAAAAATTTTGGGATAATAAACAAAAATTTATAGATTATAATTTAAACCCAAAACGTGGTATTATATTGCACGGTGATCCAGGTTGTGGTAAAACATCATTAATTTATTTATTGGTTGAGGAGATTAAAAAACGTGATGGTATATCAATTTATTTTGACATACCAGACAATTGGGTTGAAATTGCTAAATTGGTTAGAAAAGTCGAAAAAGAAAGGCCAATTTTATGTATAATTGAAGATATTGATTTGGTTATAGCAAAACATGGTGAAGAGGTTTTTTTAAATTTTTTGGATGGTCTTAATTCAATAACAAATGTTGTTTATGTTGCCACAACTAATAATATTGAAAAAATACCAGATAGAATAAAAGACAGACCTTCAAGATTTGATAAAAAATATCAAATTAAAAAGCCAACCGAACAAGATCGTAAATTATATTTTGAAAACAAATTACTCGAAAAAGATAAGAAAAAATACGATATTAAAAAATTGGTTAAAGATACAAACAATTTTACGATGGCACATATGAAAGAAGTCTTTATTTCACTTTATATTTTAGATAACCCATACGATGAAGTAATTGGTAGGTTAAAAAAGAGTAAAATAACTGATAACACAATTGGGTTTGATCTTAATGAAGAATACGATTAAAAGCATTTTTAACCTTAATCGATATATTTATATTTAAACATTTACCAAATGGCGTTAAAGATATTAAAAGAAAACGAAGAGGGTTTCGGTATTATTATTGACCACGATGCTGGTGCAATAACTAAAGAGATTAATGAACACTTTTTAAACGAAAATACTATCAACGGCCCAATTGATTTGAGCCAACCAATAATTTACTATGCGACACTACAAAAATATGGTGTTGAAAATAGAAATGGTAGAATCTACCCAGAGGATATTTTAAAAAGAGAAGTTGACCGTTATCGTGATGTAATAAAAAGAAACGCCAGTTTTCATGAGTTAGACCACCCACAAGAATCAGTTATTTCATTAAAAGGTGGATCCCCACACAGAATATTAGATATGTTCTGGGAAGGTAATGCGCTTATTGGTAAATTAGAAATATTAGTTTCTGACGGTTATAGAAAAAGTGGAATCATATCTTGCCATGGTGATTTAGTTGCGATGTATTTGTCATATGGTATGACATTAGGTATATCATCAAGAGGAATCGGATCTTTAAAAAAGATCAATGGTAAAAATATGGTACAGGATGATTTCGAATTAATTTGTTGGGATATTGTATCATCACCATCAACACCAGGTTCGTACTTATATAAAAACCCAGATGATTTTTCAAAGTATGATGAGGTACTGCCTAATCAAGAACCACAAAAAATTATAAAAGGTAAAGAAACCCAAGATGAATTTTTAAGTAAGTTAAGTTCTTTTTTGGGTAAATAACTTTCTTTTTTAAATTATTATTCTTATAATTGTATCAACTAAAAAGTAATTAAAATGGATAAAAATTTTTATTGGTACAACGTAACAGTTCAGTTCATTGTTGAAGATGAACAAACGGGAAAAATTAAAAAAGTAAAAGAACTTTATTTGGTTAAAGCTGTCTCTATAACAGATGCTGAAACACAAGTTGCAAAAGATCTTGATGGCACAATGTCTGATTATAGAATTTTAACTGTAACTGAATCAAAAACTGTTAGAGTAATTAAACCAGATGACGTTGAGTTAAATGCATAATAGCGTTACAACTACTTTCTAAAATAAAAAATTTTAATGAAAACCCATCGATATCGATGGGTTTTTTTATTTTATTTATTGTAAATACTGAACTTTTGCAAAATGCTAGATATTTATTGTTAACGGAAAATAATTTTTTTATTTAAAAAAAATAAATATGAGTAAAAGTAGCATTTTAGCTGAGACTCTAGCTGAGATCCAAGAAATCAGAGAGGGTATTGAGAAGAACGCAAATCACGTTCTTAAAAGTACTTTAAAAGATGACTTGGAAGCAATTGTTAGAAAAGGCTTAAACGAAGCTGAAGAAGATATTCAGCCAGATGATATGGTTGGTGATGGTAATCCAACTGATCAAGGTGGTGAAATTGCTAGTTCAGAAGAAATAACCGAACCACAACCTGATATGGAACCTATGGGTGACGAACCAAGTGGTGTTGAGGTAATTGATTTAACAAATGAACCTTTTGATAAGGTTTCTGATGAATTTGAACGCATGCAATTAACTGACGAGATCGAAATCGTTAAAACCCCAGAAGGTGGTATTCAAATTAACATCGAACCAGAAGGTGGTGTTGGTGGCGCTGAAGAGATGCCAGCTGACGCAACTGAAATGGGTGGTGAAGAAATGCCAGCTGCTGATGAAACTGGTTTAGAAGTTGGTGCTGAAGAGATGCCAGGTGAAAATCCAGATTCAATTGAGGGTGATGAAGATGAAACCATGAAAGAAAATGAAGTTGTGTACGAGATAGAGATTGCTGAGGACGCAACAGTAACTGAAACTGAAGAGGTAAAAGAAGAATCTACCGAAGAAGTTAAAGAAACTGTTGAAGAAGTTAAAGACGTAACTGAAACTGAAGAGGTAAAAGAAGAATCTACCGAAGAAGTTAAAGAAGATGTTAAACATGTTACAGCAAAGGCTCATATGAAGCACAACACAGAAGAGTTACACGAGAGTTTAGTAGCTACAAGAAAAAAACTACAAGCTTTAGTGGCTGAAAACAAAAATAAAACTCAGGAACTTGAAAAAGTTAACACTTTAGTTGAGGAATTTAAAAATGCGGAGACCGAATACAAATCGGCTATCAAAAATCTTAAAGGTCAACTACAAGAAGTTGCTTTATTTACTTCAAACTTAACTTATGCTGTGAAGTTAATGACTGAAAATTCAACTACTAAGGATGAAAAATTAGACATCCTTAAGAGATTTGATTCAGCTAAAACTTTAACAGAATCAAGAGAAGTTTTCAGTAGTTTAGAATCGTTATTTAAATCAAACAAAAGTACGGTTGAAAAAACTATCGAAGAAAGAGTTCTTGAAACACCAAAGTCTAGCGGTTCAACAAATTTGAATGAATCGACAGCTTACAAGAATCCACAATTAGAAAGAATGTTGGATATCATTGGAAAAATTAAATAATAAATAAAAAAACTTAAAAAAAATACTAAAAATGGGTGCATTATTAGAATCAGGAAAAGTTGGTAACGTAAGTTTAAATCATTTAAAAACTGTACGTACTGACGTAATTAACAGATGGGACAGCTTAGGTCTTTTAGAAGGCTTAAATGGACATCGTAAAGAGAACATCGCGCAGTTGTTCGAAAACCAAGCTTCATACATGTTGAACGAAGCTACATCATTAGGTGTTGAAGGTTCATTCGAAACCGTTGTGTTCCCAATCGTGAGAAGAGTATTCTCAAAATTATTAGCTAACGAAATCGTTTCTGTACAAGCGTTGAACTTACCTATCGGTAAATTGTTCTACTTTGTACCGAAAATCGGTAAGTCTGAATTTGGTAAATCAGGTGGGCCAGAAAGTAACGACCCACGTAACCAAATGAGAATGTCTGAGGCTTTCGATAGCAATTTAAATACCTACGATGCTTTTTATGGCGAAGATGGTATGTATGATAAATCAAAAGGTGAAGCTACATCTAACAACGCTACCGTAACCACTACTACTACTTATAAGTTTAGTAACGCTGGTTTCGCAGCTAATTCACCAACTGTTACCACAATCACTTCTGGTGCAACTGGTATCGTAAGAGTTACCTTAACTGGTACTGGAAATTTCGAAAATGCTGAAGAATTCTTAAGCACAATCGCAGTTTCTTATACTGGTGGTACTTTGGATTACTATTTCCCAGCTCAGAAATATGGTACTCAGTTAATGGACGCTAACGGTGTTACTTACATCGCAGTTGTGGCTCCAGATGATGATTCTGTTGCTTTAGCTGATATCGATGTAACTTACAAAACTTATGATTCATTAGAATTATCTGATGCGATGGGTGAAGTAAGCTTCGAATTGAAGTCTGTAACTGTATCAGTTATCGAAAGAAAATTAAGAGCACAATGGTCTCCAGAATTAGCTCAAGACGTGTCAGCGTTCCATAACATTGACGCAGAAGCTGAATTAACAGCTTTATTGTCTGAGCAAGTTGCTGCTGAGATCGACCGTGAGATCTTAAGAGACTTACGTAGAGGTGCTGCTTGGAGATTGTCATGGGATTACGCTGGTAAAACTGGCCGTGGTATCGACACTCAAAACGCTGGCGCTTTCTATACTCAAAAAGAATGGAACCAAACCTTGATCACTGCGATCAACCAAGTTTCTGCTCAAATCCACAAAGCAACTCTTCGTGGTGGTGCAAACTGGATCGTATGTTCAGCTGAGGTTTCTGCGATTTTTGATGACTTAGAATACTTCCACGTATCAAACGCTGCTCCAGAGCAAGATAAATTCAACATGGGTATTGAAAGAGTAGGTTCATTATCTGGTCGTTACCAGGTTTACCGTGACCCTTACTTCCCAGCTGACACAATCTTGATGGGACACAAAGGTACATCATTGTTGGATACTGGTTACATTTACGCACCATACGTGCCAATGCAATTAACTCCAACCATGTACAATCCGTTTACCTTCGCACCAGTTAAAGGTATCATGACTCGTTATGCTAAGAAAATGGTTAACAACCGTTTCTATGGTGTAATCAAAGTTAAGAATATCGTTAGCTTCGGTATCGATGGTTTCAGATAATCGTAACTGGATAGGATAAAACCTTAATAGAAAGGGGCTCAATTTGAGCCCCTTTTTTTATACATTAATAATCGAGATTCTAAATCTTTTATATCTCTTTCGGTTAATAACCTTTTTGATTTTTCTAAAAAATATAAATTATTACCCAAAGATTCGATTAATTGAATTGCGGTTTTAAAGCACAAATCAACATCTGGGACTGATACATACTCTTTTTTTGAGTGCATATTATAATACCCAACTGAATAGTTAACACAAGAAAAATCATAAAGAGATTTTAATGCGGATACATCGGTATAAGGGTGGTAACCTAAGTTTTTTATCCCATAATTAGGTAAATTATTTTCAAAAATGGGGTGTATTTTTTGAAAAAAATCGCTGTCTATTGAAAATAATTTTACACCATCCGAATAATGACTAACCCAGTTGTTAAATGGTGCGTCAAATTGTATGGCATAACCAACATTTTTAAAAAATTCTTGATCCGATAGATAAGAACCCAAACAACCAACTTCTTCAGAAACAAAAAAAGCGGCTTTAATTGCATCAAAATGCTCTAATAATTCTAAACAAACAAAAACCCCAGCTTTATTATCACCACCAATACCCGTTTGATTATTATTTTCATCCCAAGCCGTTAAAATATTATTATTTTCACGAACAGTAAAGGTTTCAATTGGATGAACTGTATCAATGTGCGAAATAACACACGGATAATATTCAGACTCTCCTTTTGTCGCATACACGTTACCGTATTTATCGGCATAATTGGGGATATTTTTTTCATTTAATGTCTTTACAATGTAATCAGACATTAAATTCTCAACACCAGAGTATGATGGTACCGATAAAGTTTCAATTAGTTTATTTTTATTAATCATATTTAAATTCTTTTTGGGCATCAAATTTCACGATACTACTAGCATAACTATTAACCATTGGTCTACCAGTATTATATGCACCAAGAGCTAATTCCCATGAGTTATATTTATTTTTTAAGTATGATAAAATTCTCATACTTAACTCAACATTTAACTCCAAATTATTAAGTAAATCGTTTTTTGTTACCTTATAATCGGAAAAACTATTTGCTGTTGGGACTTGTATTTGCATCGCGCCATAAGCATTTGCGGATGAAGTCAATCTTGGGTTATATGCCCAATGAAACGGGCCACGATAGCCCGTTTCATGGTTAGCCACACCAAAAGCAATATCCATTGGGACATCGTATTCTTTTGAGTATTTAATTATGTAATTATATAATTTAAGCGATGGCGGAGCATCCTCGGATATATCCCCCAGTTTATCCATCATTTTTTCAATTTTTTTTGTTTCAGCATACCAACCCAGGAATAATGTCAAACCCAATATTGATATACACAAAACAAATAACTTGCTTATAAATTTCATAGTAACTTATTTGGTTTGACCATTATGTTCTTTAATAAACATTTTATTAGCGAACATATTAAAGATTACGACACCAACTGAATCCTCATAAATTTTGTAGGTTCCAGTGTTTCGATCCATAATCAATACTTGATTTTTTTCATTAATCGCAATACTCGTCTCCTTAATTGTTCTGATGTGTTTAAATTGGTTGTTGTCTTCCATTTTCTTAAACAGAGTGTTGTAGTAATAACCAACAACAAAACCAGCGCCAAGCGCCATTAAAATAACTGACACCGCACCAATCTTTTTTAGGGCGTTAATAACGTACCCTTTTACGGTTTCGATCTTGTTTTTTAGTTCCATAATCATTTTTTTTAGTTAAACAATAA